CAGATGAATTAAATAATGTTAATGACAGTTGCGAAGATAAATTTGTTTATTGTGATAATTGCGAAGATGAAACTACAGCTATTTTAAAGGAGCAAGACTAATGTCAACATATTACCGACCAACTGAACCAATACCATTACAAAAAATCAAGGACAGCAAATTCTTACAAGACCATGAGTTTGAAGTTGTTGAAGATGAGAATGGAACTTACTTTACTTGTAGTGAAAGTTGTATTCACTTTGCAACTGATGATAAAAACAATGTTATAGACTTATTTAGATACGGAGCTAATAATTCAGAACACATTATTACACCCTTACGCTATGAGTTTGAAGTGGACTTTGTTTCTGAACATGATGACGATTATGACGACTATGCTTCTGATGATACTGGCGTTATGACAATTAACATTACTGATTTAATAGAACTATCTAAGGAGAAAAACTAATGTCAACAATAGATCGTAGCAAAATACCAGAACATTTACGCCATTTATCTGATCGCAGATTAAAGCAATTATTTTATTTATTTAGAGGAGGTATCTAATGGATAACCCAAGAAGAATAGTATCAACTACTATCTTAGTTGAATGGAGCGACAACCCTAAATCCGTTGTCCTAGATAACGATATGCCTAACGGATTAGCTAACGACTTTGACGAATGGTTAACAGAAATTGAGGAAGAGGAGGTATCTAATGAACGAAGAATTTGAAAAAGATTTAGTAAAATTACTAAACAAATATTACAGTACTAATTGGGATTATGTTTGGGAGTTTGAAGCAGATTCTATAGTAACTAAACTCTGGTTAGGAGAAGAGGTGTCAGATGTCAGTTAACGAACAATATGTAAATGTACTAGATATTAAATTCTATGTATGTGACGAGGACGGAAACGAAGTTTTAAACAAAGACGGAACTGTTAAAGAATTTTATTTTAAGGGCAGATTAAAGCCCCTGGAATATCTTTGTGAAGATATGACCGTTGAAGATCTAGAGGAGGTAAAAGATGTATCTACAAGTAGTTGAATGTCTTGAATGTCATAAACACTATGGCGAAAAGAATAAATTTATACCTGTATGTCCTTTTTGTGGGAATGATGATACAAAAAAGACAATATATTTAGAACAAGAAAGTAATATTTATAAAGCCTTTATGCAGGGCGAGGAAATTAAAGATGAATAAACCTAAATACCGTATCAAACTCGTATCCTGGGAGGAAGTATCAGCTTACTTTGATCCAAACCTAGATCCACACTCCAAGTTTGGGATCTTAGTTTATAAACCAGGATCTAAAGATTATGACCAAGCTTTTTGGTATAATACCAGTAAACAAAGATGGAAGGGCCTATCTGAATATGTTGCACAATTACCGTAAAGACTCTAATATGTTGGTAAGGCATTTATTTCAAGTTACCCCCCTATATAACTCCTCTTATAAGATTTAAGTGCCTTATGTTTTTAGAAATATTATGGATAATAATAGCGATCATTCTTTTCAATCTTAAAAGCACGCCAAAATAACCTTGATACCCTGGTTACTCTTTTGATTCTTGTTCTTTTTCTTCTTCTTCCTCAACTTCCTCTACAACTTCAATCTCTTTCTTAGTTTCATTACTAATTTCAATTATGTTGCCCATTAACTGACCTAACCTGGTTTCTACCTCTTTTCTACTCATTTGATCTATTTTACCAAACATAACCTCTTTTCTATCAACAATTAATCCACCAACCCTCAACAAAGAGTTCTGGGCAGATATGGCCGCGTTAAAAGACCCTGCCGCTAGAGCCTTGTCCCTAATATCATATAGATCCTGGACTGCCCTATCGTAGTTCAGTTCATACTTCTTTTTTACTTCATTAGTGAGAAAATTGTATTCTTGTCTTACAAGTTCATTCTTAAATACATTAACAGCAGCTTGTCTTGGATCTTTATAACCAGCTTTGGAAGCACACTCCACTAAAGATAGTCTTGGATTATTAACAGAGATCCATACAAAGTTTCTTTGTCGTCTGGTAAGTTTGTTGTCTAGGTTTGCAAATTCTGGAGGAGCTTCTGCTTCGTCTGAGATGATTGGCTCGTATTCTAGTTTATGTTTTTTATATCCCATATTTAGCAAATCAGGGTATTTATTTTAATACTAGCCTACCCCACATTACCCTAATATGTATTAAGAGGATAGTTTATAGATCTATAGCTTGTCAAGTATTATCTTATAAATAGGAATAGATTTCTTTATTGCCTATGACAATAATGCCAAAAATAAAATAATCGTCAAAAGCCCATTCTTATCATGTTTATTAGCGTCATTATAATCTTGACAATAATTGACAATAATCAAACCTTGTCAAAAAGAACGATAAAAATACCTGGTATTACGATAACTGCTACAAAGAACCAGAAGAAGAATTGGATAAATTCAATCATTTTTTTCCTCTGTTTCAATTTTTTGATGATAAACAAGTACAAAAGACTCACACTCTGGGCAAGATAGGTTGCTAACTATATCGTATTCCTCATTACCGTAGTCTTCTCCAGAATGATCTCCACCCCAGATAAGCTTTGTTTGGCAAGCCCAACACTTCATATTGGGCACTCCAGGTTATTGTCTTCATCATAAAAGTTTATAAGATCCCCTTGTGGATTTAAACATGTCATACCTACATTAATTTTGTAGTATTTTTGATAAGCTCCCAACAAAGAGTGAGCTTTCTTGTTATTATAATCGTCTACGGCCTGTTCATATGACAACCTCATCATCATATAAAGATTGTTTGTTTCACCCATATTTACTCCTTTTTGATATGTAATTAATTTATTTTACAGTTTGTATTGATATTTGTCTAGACTTTGTTTATACTTAGGTAATATTTTGACGGAGGTTATTATGTCAATAGATACAAACAGTATGGCTAGTGTGCTTATGGACACCCATATAGACAATATGCAACAACAACAAAAGCAAGACGCTTTAAATTATTCTATCTTTGAGTTGAGGTCAACTCTTAAAGATATATCTAACGAGGTTGACAAGTTAGTTCAAAGAGTAGAACAAATGAAGGGGGATTAGCATGATTGATAATCCACCACTACCAGACTCACTTAAAGATCATCAGCATGTAGCTATTGGTGATGCTATGTATTTTCCCGATATGGATAATGCATACTATCATCAATCACCAGGCGTGTCTTCATCTACCCTAAGAAGATTTAGACAATCGCAGTTACATGCTATGCGAGAGGAGGTGGAGCCGACAACTGCTATGCAGTTCGGTTCTGCCGCCCACTCTTTGATTGTTGAAGGAGAAGAAGTATTCAGTAAAGAGGTTGCAGTTATATCTGGATCTCCATACACAAATGTTAACAAGCAACTCAAGATTGATTATCAAAACAGGGGTATGCTTGTTATTAACCAAGACAAAAGGGATACCTTGTTTCAGATGAAAGATAATCTTATTGAAGATGCAAGAAAGTTCCTTGACGTTGACCAGGGCGAGTATCCTGGTGTTTTTACTAAACCGTATGAAAACTCTTTGTACTGGTGGGAGCAAGATGTTCTGCTTAAAGTCAGATCAGATGTTATTAGACATCCCTTAGTAAAACCCTATTCAGATGAATCAATAGTGCTTATAGACTATAAGACTACTAGCGATTGCTCCGTATCTGGATTTACTCGCTCTATTAGACGTTATACCTATGATCTACAGGCCGCTATGTATAAGAAAGGCTTTGAGAAAGCTGGATTTAAAGTACAAGATTTCTTGTTTGTTGCACAAGAAACCAAGCACCCTTTTGCAACTAAAATATTCAAAATGAATGATGAGGATATGGAAAGAGGGTGGCTTCAACTAGAAGAAACGCTTGGAGCTTATAAAGCCGTCTGCGATGGGCAAACGCCTAGTATTTATAACACTCCAAGTGTAGTTGAGGTTATGTTGGGATATGAATTTGACTGATAAACAAAAAGAGTATATGCCATACTTTGTTATGTTAGACCTTATGCAAGAGTCAGGACAAATGAATATGTTTGGAGCACCTGCAAAACTACGAGAAGTTCATCCTGAGTTAGGTAGAGGTGAGTCTGTAGATATTGCTAGTGAGTGGATGAAAAGTAAAACGACAGGAGCTAACAATGACTAAATGGCATGGCGGTAAAGGAGATAGGCCTAGAGCCAAAAGCCCAGATAAATGGGATAAAGGTTGGGAAAGAATATTTAACAAAGCCAAAAAGAAAGTTACAAAAGAAAAAATAGACATAACCAAACTTAAAAATGTTTGGGAAGAAAAGTCTACAAAGAAGGAGAAACAAAATGAACAAAGCTAAATTAGTAGAACTAGCCGATGAAGTATTGACTAATATTGATGTTGATATGCAAAGTGTTTTACGAAAAGAACTAGAAGAGAGTTTATGTAGCAAGTTATCTGATATTTTTTCTGAAGCAAAACGTCACCATACTATATATGCAGGTCAAATTAGAAAAAATCAAAAATCTTATAAAGCGGTGAAACCAATATTGGATGATTGTATAGATAAATTATTAGGAAAGAATTAAATGAAATACCTATCTGAACTATTAAATAGATTTTTAGAATGGTCTTTGAATAGAAAAGAAAATAAAGAATCTAGGAAAAATAAGTAATAAAAACAGAGGAACAAAATGACAGATAATGTAAACCACCCCCCACACTATAAAAAAGGATCCGTGGAATGTATAGATGCAATTAAGGCCGCTTTGTCTAGAGAAGAGTTTAAAGGCTATCTAAAAGCTGCAGCAATTAAGTACATTTGGAGAGAAGATCATAAAGGTAGGAACATAGAGGATCTTAAAAAGTCTGTATGGTATCTGAATAAATTGATTAAGGAGCTAGAGGAGCTGTGATGGATGTTAGCTTTTATGCCGTAGTGGGGCTTTTACTTTTAATGATCTACGCTTTTATGGAGAACAGAAAATGAATATAGATGAACAGATAAAAGAGCTAGAAGAAAAAATAGCATATATTGAACTGGTGCTTAAACAAAAAAAAGATGAGCTTTTTTGTGCACTTATTGAAAGAAAGAAACAAAGGAATAAACAGTATGAGAACGTTTGAGTCCATACACAAGTTCGTGATCTGTAAAAAAAAAGGGGCTTAACGCCCCTTAGTTTTATCCCAAATGGGGTGGTACTACCGAAGGGGGTGGCGACATACCTCCAGTATCAGCAGGATTAGTGGCTAAGATTTTATTCTTAGTGCCTGTTCTTTTATTACCTTCGCTGTCAGTCCAGTTGTTTTCAACTTCCTTAAGAGTAAGTGAAAGCTCTTTACCTACATAATCTTGTGCAGATACAGGTGGTTGCTTTTCAAAGCCAACCGCTTTACTTAGTTTAGTAAATATTTCTGTACTTACTCTCTTAGCCTCTTCATTAGCTGACCATAGGCTATACCATTCGTTATGATCCCTATAGTCACCACCAGCTATTTGAAAAGTCATCTTAAGCGTCCAATTGCCAGCAGTTGATTTATATTTCTCAGCTGCAATAATTTTGGATGCGTATTCCCCAGAAGGGGCGACCCCTGGACCTATAGGTTTATCTTCCGATTCCCTATAGGAAATTTCATCAAAGTCAGACATTCTTAATCTCCTTCACATTATCTGTGTTTGTAGCTACGGCATTAAACCCTAGCTTGTCTATTAATTTAGTAAGATCTGGAACTTCAAAAGCTTCTAACTTACCACTTCTATCCTTAGCAACAAAGCCTTGGCCAACTCTGGTTTGTAACCACCTGGCTTGAACTGCATTACCCTCAGCGTCTGTATCGTCAATTACTCTAAGAGCTAAGACTTCATCAAAGAAATAAGTAATGGACTGGCCTAACTTTGTGCCAACCATTTTAGGTTCGTGCATAAAGATACCGTCACTATTTATTTTCTCTTCCTTACAAATAAACATGACATGCATTTGTAAATCACGAAATGCTCGCATGACATTTGTTACAGACTCTTGTACTTCCCCGTAAGCTTTACGTGGATCTTTGTGCCTAGCTTTTTCTTGTTGTAATAAGAGTTCGCTGATCTCAGAGATTGAGTCCAAGCAAACCGTATCGTATTGCAACTGTCCAGATTTAAGCAGTTCATGTAACTGCATTAACTCTGAAGCTTCTTTAACTTCTATCGCATCTACATTAGTTGCATCTTTGATAGAAAGTAGCCCAGCTTCAGCACTTATCACCAACACCTTACCTGGTGCAGTTTTAGCAAGGCTTGTTTTTCCAGCTCCTGCCATACCATATACCAAGACTTTTGCACCTTGGTTCTGGACAAGCTTCTCTGGAGTGACAATCCTGCTTTTCAAATCGTTATTCATATTAACCTCCTTTTAGTAAATATATGTAACTTGCATATTATATACTATAAATATACAATATGTAAAATAGTATATTTTCAAACTGTAAGGAGGTTTAATGGAAAGTGCAATAGAAAATTTTGTGTGGATCGCTAATTACTATCATAGAGTAAATTCAATATCCAGGCAAAAATTAAGGAAACTAGAAGAGATGGGTATAGAACCAAAATACAAAGATAGAAAAGTAAGCCCCTATAATCTTAAAGAGTACATACAGTTTTTAGGAAAACAAAAAGCAGCACATGAGTGGGATGTTTCAGAACATACTATTGAGGCCTGGAAGTATGGCCACAGACAACCCTCTGTCAGACAAGCTAAAAGAATCATAAAATTAACAGAAGGTAGACTAAACTTTGAAAGTATTTATGGTGATATAGCAGAACTTCTAACAGAAGATTAAGTCAACATGTTTGATTTTAATCTGTCTGAGGATGAGGCAGCGATAGATATTGCTTTGGCTTTTTATGATGAAGGCTATAACGTAGTACCGCTCCAACGATCCAATAAAAAACCACCCCCTTTTCTTAAAGGTTGGGAACAATATAAGCATGAAAGGCCTAGTCGTGAAACTGTAGAAGAATGGTTTGTAAATAGAGATAACTTAGTTGTTTCATTAGTTTGCGGTAAGTTTATGGTCGTTGATGCAGACTCTCCAGAAGCTATGAACTGGGTTGAAGAGAACCTACCTACTTGCCCTTATAAAGTAAGAACAGGTAAGGGTATGCATTACTATTACAATAACCCAGAAAACTATACAACCTTTGCTACAAGAAGAACTGATGAGACTCCAGTAGAAAGGTTGATTGATTTGAGAGGTGTGGGCGGATTAATTATTGCTCCTTACAACCGTCATGCGAACGGTCAAATGTATAAGCCTATACCTCTCCCTGGTTGGGATATTTTTGATCATAAAGATCTACCAGACTTTACAGAGAAAGAGTTTGAAAAGATAACTGGTGTACCAAAACAAGACAGCATACAAAAGACAGCACCTTTTACTTTAACTGGTGTTAATGAAGGATCGCGTAATGATAATGCAGCACGTATAGCTGGTTACTTAATATCTAAGAATGTAAACCTAGACTTTGTAAGAATATTTTTACATAACTGGAATAGGGAAAATTCACCACCATTACCACAACAAGAGGTAGAGTCTGTTGTAGATAATGTAAAGAAGACACACGATAGAAAAAATCAGATAGCACCTTTGTTTGTGCAAACCAAAGAAGACATAAGACCACCAGATGATTTATTTAATCCACCAGGATTGTTAAAAGATATGTTTGCTTATTGCGAGGATATAGCACAAGTATCTCAACCAGAGTTATCACTTGTAGCCGCTTTATCATTAGCTAGTGTTACTTGCGGTAGGATCTTTAAAACAAATATGAATAACTTTTCTAGTTTGTATTTTATGTGTATAGCTAAGTCTGGACAGGGCAAGGAAAACATAAAAACCTTTGTTGAAGCTGTTTTGAATGCCTCTGAGCACGATAAATTAGTAGTTGGTGACGGATATACCTCTAGTGGTGCTGTTCACTCTGTACTTAAGATGAGGCCTACTCACGTAACTATTATGGATGAGTTTGGTAAAAGATTAGAAAGCATTAGCCAAGCAGGTAATACAAATAAAGAAGACGGCATACAAACTCTTATGGAAGCTTGGGGTAGGTGCCACGGTATCTTAAGGCCAGATAACTATTCTTTAATGGGTATACAAGTTGAGGATCTTAAAGAAAAGATAATGAACCGTGTAACTCATAAGCCTGCAATTACTATGGTTGGCTTGTCAGTACCTAAGAACTTTTACAAAGCACTTAACTCTGGCCGTATTGCTGACGGTTTTTTAAACAGGTTTATGGTTATTGAATCTAAAGAACCTAGGCGTGTATCTAATCTTAAAAAGATTAAGAAACCACCATTAACATTAGTCAATTGGGTCAACTATATAAGAAGAGATAGAGGCGGTTTATCTCAACCTATGGTAAATAATTCAGAGTGTAATTTAGAACAAGAAGTTTTGAACTTTGATAGTGATTCAGAGCAGTTGCTACAAGAGTTTGCAAGTGAGATTGTTAAGAGGCAGGATATATTAGAAAAAGATAACCTAGAGCCGCTTCTAAGCCGTTCTAAGGAAAAAGCTATGCGTTTAGCTCTAGTATGTGCTCTTGCATCAAATGCACAATCAAAAACAATTACACCAGATGTTACTAAGTGGGCGATTGATTACGTTAGATACTACGACATGCTCTTTATAGAAGCTTGTAGGGATAAGGTAGCAAGTTCTGCTACTGAGGCCAAGATCAAGCAAGTATTGTCATACATAAGGTCTAGGGAGAGCGAGGGTATATCTAAAAGAGAGGTTGACCGTCACGAACTATTTAGAAGCATGAAGTCACATGAAGTAAAAGAGATTATAGAAAGACTTAAAAACGCTGGAGAAATCCAGGAAATAGATATTAAAGTAGGTGGTAAAGGTAGACCAACCAAAAGGTTTGTTGCCGTAGATCCTACATTCTTTGAGGAGTAGATATGGATATAGGCTCAATTATTATGGCATTTTTAGTATTAGCTGTTATATCAAGTTTTAATCAATAGGAGGTAATTATGTTAAAAACACCAAGTTTTGAAACAATACAAGATAAAAAAAGAGAGGATAGGGTAGCAGGATTTATAGAGGGCTTATGGACAGTAAGCTGTCACAAACTACCAGTTAGTTACAGTATTGATTACTGGATAGAATCTGCTGATAAATGGTACTGGTGTGAAATCAAATGCCGTAGTTTTGCTAGTGATAAGTATGATACTTTTATACTATCTGCAAACAAGCTACGTAAGGGAGCTTCGTTTACACAATCAACTGGCCACCCATTTATTATTGTGTACGGTATGAAAGACGGTATATGGATGCATGAATGGATGCCAGATTACAACTACGATATACGTATGAATATAAATGCTACGCCTAATTATGATGAGGACAACGAACCTTACATACACATACCAAAAGAACATCTAACTTGTTTATCAGATGTTCCGTTAGGTTTTGATAGGGATGAGATAGGGCTTATATAACTCGTCTACCAGATAATCTTTCTGCAAAGTCTACTCTTTCATCAGATAAACCTTGCCCAGAAATATTTACTGGATTTATTTCTGGTAACTCAATACTGCTTGTTAGTGTTGGTACTTCTATATCTTGAACACCTTGTATAGTTTCTTGTATGCCTTCTTTAAATGGTTCTATTATTGATTGTGCTTCTTCACCACCTATAGCTTCTGTAACAGTATCGCTTATTATTTCAGCTTGATCATCTATAGCTCTAATACCTAGCTGTCTTAATGATTGTTCAAATGCATCTAAAACTTTTGCTACAGATCCTTTGTCTGTCTTAGCTAATAAACCAACTATTGTGGGGTTACTAAACACTTCTCGCATTACAGCTAATCCTAAAACGGTAGGTAGCATGTTAATATTAAAGGCATTTACGGCAATAGTAGCAGCAACAAGTGTACCAGCTCCTCCACCTCTTCCAACCTCACCTCTAGTAGCCGTATCCATAATTCTTTGTATGTTTCTAAGTTCTTGTCTAAATCTTGTACCAAACATAGCATCTAAAGTTTCGTCTCCATAAGAATCTAACGAAGCCTGTAGCTTTCCTGGTTTTAAAATATCGTTGATACTGCCTCTACCTTGAATGTCTAAAGAGTTTTCTAATATTCTTTGCATACTTGTCTTTTGTATACTTGTAAATACTTCTGGGCTTACAATAGTTTTTAATTCTTCAATATTGCTCGCTGCATTAGGTCTAAAAATAGTTTCTGTTATTTCCTCTACAGTTTTATTTGGTAGTTCGCTTATTGACCTATTAGCATTAAATCTTAATTTTTCCTCACTTGCCTTAGCTAGATTACCAAGCTCCTCAATAAAGCCTATGTTTTTATCTAACTCCTTAAGGCCCTTTGGGTTGCTACTAAACTCTGCTATTAACTCTCTAATTCTTTTGGGTGGTATGTCTGGTTTTAACTTGTTCATTTGATCTATAACAATTCTTACTCTATTAGCAATATTTACTCCATTTGAGTCAGTAAATAAAATGTCTAACTTGCCAGGATTTGATCTTTCAAAAGACTTAAGCTTACGTGCAAATTCTTGTATTACAATTCTATCTGTTGAATAATCAGTTGATTCATCAACAAAATCTTGGAAAAGTCTTTGTTTAAGTTTTGCCTTTAATTCAGCTTCTACATTTTGATACGGTAAATCTTTTAGATATGCAGGATCTATATCATCCTTATATTTGTTAAATACACGTAATGCTTGAAATACTGAGTTAAGTCTTTGTTTGTCACCTTTTACAACTAATGTATTAAATACTTCATCACCATCAAAGGCCCCACGTGTAGCATCTTCTACAATACTAGCCTCTGGTATCCTGTTAAAGATAGATTCGATTTCAAAGGTATGTTCGTTTGCTGTTCTTAATTTTTTTACGGCATTTTGAATCTTTTGTAAATCTTGTGTATTAAATGACATAGGTTGTAAACCAGCTCTTTTTCTAAGATTATTAATAGCAGGTAGTCTTTGGGTTATGGTAGTAAAAGAATCTTCTGATAAATTTCTTAAAATACTGTCACCTTCACGATATTTACCAGAGGCACTACTATAATTGTCTATAGTACGCATCATATCTATAAAAGCCTTACGTGCAGGAGTCCTTTCTTTCATAAAGGTTCTTTGTGCAGATCCTAAAGTAAATATATTACGAAAATACTGAAGGTCAGTTCTGCCTGACGTAATTGCATTATTCAAAAGTTCCACATATTGATTGTAAGGATCTAGCTCTCTAGCAACATCAAAGTCGTCAACATATTTTTGATAAATATTTTTAGCTCGAGTTTTATTAGCCTCAATCGTGTCTCGCAAAACACCTTCTATTAGTTCGCCCTTCGCTACGTTAGGATCAACTTGTAGAGTTTCATTTTTTTTAAATAAGCCGCCAAGATTTTTGTTTCTATTATCTACTTTTACTACTATTGTGTTTTGACCTTTACCTGGTACATTTGTTAAATCATTAAATAGATCTTGGGCAGCTTTATATTGTGCTGATTCAAAGCCACTAGCTGCTGTTCTAGCTCTACCTAAAGTTTGTGCTAATTCAAGACCAAACTCTCTTCTATCTCCTATAGCAGCTCTGTTACCTATTTCAAAAGCATCATCAATAGTATTTTCTACAAGATCATTAAGAACATTTAGCACATCTTGTTCTTTGTTTAGTAAAGCATTTCTTGCAATATCAATCTGCTCATCAAGAGTTTCTTTAGTTGATTGTGATATAAATTTTTGTAATTCGTTATCAGCAGCACCTAATGTTTTAGATAGATTACCGAACAATTCACTAAAATAGTCTCTTTGATCATTAAGTCTTTTATTACCAAAAACAGTTTCCGTAACCGCCTGTAATCTTCCTGTTAGTTCTCTACCAGTAGTTTTTTGGCCAGGGACAAATTTAAACTCAGACATCCTCACTTTCCCATCAGCGATTGCATCTTTGATTTCTTTTTCTGTAGCTTTCCTACCTAAGGTTTTGTCTAACTCGTAAATGTCTGGTGCGTTCCTGCCTTTGTTTATTTGTTCTAACATACGACCTTCATCAATTGGAGTTCTTTTGCCAAGTGTTGCAATATAAGCAGCACCTATTAACTCACCAACACCTTGTCCAACACCACCCAATATAGCCTCTTCTCCTAATAGGTCAGCTACTTCTCCTGCACTTTGTAATTGCACGTCACGAAACAACTCACCATATTCTTCAACACCTTTACCAACAGCAGAACCAACTGATGCTCCAATCATTCTTCCAAACCTAGGTGTGTTTTTAAAAAATTCTACTATTTTACTGCCAGGTCGCATCATACCTATTGCACCAGCTATAGGGCCCGCAACTCCAGCAAAGTCTGCTAAATCATTACGTAAATTAAAACCTTTCTCATCAACAACGGTATTTTGTTCTACTACGGTACCGTTTGCTAATCTTATTCTTGGAACTTCTAAACCTAATTCTTTCATGCCTGAGGGCGTTATAGCAATTTGACCTTTGGTATTTTTAACATGACCGCCACTACCAACGATTCTATTTAAAACTAGCTCTCTTTCATCACCATTTTTACTTACTTCAGCTTGTGCTAGTTTTCTTCTAATACCTCTTGTATTAACACCAGTATCGTAATCAAAGTAAAGTTTATCGTAAATATTACGTGTGCCTTTATCTGCAATTAGTATTCTGACTTGTCTTCTGGCATCTTCGGGTGAATTTGCCATAACGGTTTCATTAACTCCTGGTGCTATTTGAACTGTATAGCTTTCCATTATTCTACTAAGCCAATAACATTTCCACCAAATTCTTGACCTGAAATAAGCCTGTTAAGTGTTTCTACTGCTGTACTAACATCTAAATCAATATTTTTAATTTTATTAACATTGTCAAATGTTCTTGCATAACTGTTTTGACCTAAAGTACCTCCAGTTAATAGTCCTTCATGTAAAGTTCCTATTAAATTTTTACGCACTTCGTTTGACTCTCTTAATGTACTTAAAGATTTTCTAAATTTACCTAAAGCTATACTTGGATCTTCTAGAGTTTTTAATTCACCAAAAGCATCACCTAATATCTGTCTTTCATAATTTGAAAGTCTTGTGTCATTTAAAATTTCTCTAGCGTTACTCAGTTTTACAATTTCAGAAAGTTTATCTATTTTTGTCCTCGAAGATAAAGTATCAAATCCTTCTTGCGTGCTAATCAGAGCTTGGAATTGATCACCTAATTTAGCAAAAAATCCGCCTACACCTGTTAATTTTTCACCACTATCTATGGCATCTTGTAAAACCATAATAGATGCTTCAACCAATCCTCTTGCCTGTTCATTAGAATTAAAACTATTTATTTCTTCTGATAATTGTGTTGATTGAGCTGCTACTTCTTTTGTATTTAGTAAAGGTTTTGTACCTTGTATTTCTAGTAATTTTTTATCTAATTCAAATTCCTTTTCAAGTAGTGCCTCTTCTTTTTGTATTTCTTTCTTTTCTTGTGTTTCTAAAATCTCTTTTTTAGCTCTTTCTTCAGCGGCCATAGTTGCACCAACAGCAAGGCCAGTACCAAATTGTCCAGTAGATGTTAATCCTGCACCAACATTTCTTACAAAAGAAATTAAAGCATCTGGATCTATAAATCTATCTACGCCAACTTGTTCTAAAGTTTTTATATTATCTTCACTATCACCCTCTTCAGATTCTTGACCAGTACCTACAGCAGCACTTCCCGAAGTACCATCTGCTGTACCTCCTTTTTCTGGTGTTTGTATAATTTCATTAGGGTCTGTTACAGGTTTTATTACTTCAAGTTGTTTTGATATTTCATCACCTTGTTGTTGTGTTATGACAGCATCCTGTTCTGCTTGTAGCAGGTCATCGCCTGTTATAGGGTCTGTTCTTGCACTTGATAGTGCTGTATATGCAACAGTTCCAGGAACACTAAGAGCTAAACCTTTTGTAAGATTTGTTGGTTTAATTCCTGTTGTTTCTACTAAAACACCAGAACTTTTTTGCTGTGCTCTAGGTACACCTCTTGAAGCAGGGGTAATCTGTAACGGTGTTGTTTTGATTTTTGGTTGTACAAATGCACCTTTTATACCTTCAACTATTTTTCTAGTAGATGGTAAACCAACTTTAGCACCAACAAAACCTAAACCTTTTGCAACTGTAAAACCAGGAGCAAGTAATGTTGCCCTTTGTGCACTTTGAGTTGCTTTATTGCTTTGATGTATTTGTGCGGCTAGCTCAGGATTACCAGGAGCTAATCTCATATCAATAAATTCTTCACCTATAACCGCATTAGAAAAAGGATCATATTCTCTTATAACTACTCTACTTTTTGATGGTTCTACTAAGTTTTCTTCTATAACTACAACTTCTTTTCTAGAAACACCTAAAGGTCCTGTTAATGGCCCAATAGACATTATCCTACTCCTTGTTTTGGTGCTAATGCAGAATAAGCACTAAATGCTGCACCTAATCCTGTCGCTGATGGATCTGTAGGTAATCTATATTGAGAATCTATTTGTGTAGAACCAGCCTGGAATTGTGGTAATAACTGACCAGTAACTTGTAATGCTTGTAATGGTCTACCTTGTGCATCTACTTGTTGTTGGAACAATCTTGCTAATCCAGTTTCTTCTATACCTCTACCTGTTTGACCAAAGCCTGTTAGTCCAGCTCTTTCGCTTGCACGTAAATCAGCTAATTGTGTACCTACTTGACCTATACCAGTAGCTGCTTGCTGTTCTGCTGTTCTTTGTCTATCAAATGTACTTAAAGCATTTCTTTGTGCTTCAGTAAACCCAGCTTGTCTTATACCGCCTAAAGCTTCAGCTAATCCTCTACCTAGTGCTTCTTGTCTATCAGCTGCTGTTAGTCTAGCTCTTGAACCAAAAGCAGATAAACCGCCTGTTTGTATATCTCTGGCTCTTTGGTCAATATCTCTTTTTTCACCTGCCTCTAAAACATCTTGTATGGTTTGTTGAACAACCCTATCCTCATAAGGATTGAAGAATTGTTGTGTCATATTAGGATCAAACTGTCTTGTAGTACCTCTAAGTAAATCTGCTCTTTCACCAACAAAAGGCTCTGCTACACCTAAATCAGCAATAGCTCTGTCTTGAGCCATTTGCTCCAAGTTACTTAATCCTGCTGTCTGTTGTAAGGGTACATCGCTACCTATAAGGTTAGCCGTAGCTTGCTGTAATTGATTTAAGTATCCAGGTTGGTCTGCTGTACCAAAATATAAAGCTCTTAGTAGAGGATCTGTCTGTATCTCTCTTGCGTCTTGTTGTGCAAGAACAGGATTTACTTGTCCTCTAAAATCTTCTGGAATAGTTGCTACTGGAGTATTTACGGTTGTTGCTGTTGGTGTTACTACAGGGTCAGATACTGGTGGGACAATAGGCTCTTGTATGACTGGCTCAACTAAAGGTGGAGGAGTCGTAACTGGTGGTGTGGTTACTGTAATCCCTGGGCCAAAACCTATGTCTATTAAGCCAGGATCAATAGCATTTGGATCTTGTGCTATAGAGATAAAATCATCTCGTCTTGGTGGAATAATAGGTCTTTGTAGTATTTCTCTTTCGGGTATTAAAGATGTGTCTAAAGCAGGTCCGCCAATATTTACGGGTGGAGAAATAGGAGTTTGAGGTATTACAGGCGGAACAAACGGAATAGGTTCTTCATTTGGCATACTAGGTATAAACTCATCTCTTGGCTCACCTATTCTCTCTATAGACATAAAATCATCACGCCTTGGAGGAATGATTGGTCTTTGTAAGATTGGACGATCTATAGCAGGTGGTGTTATAGGTGGTGATGAAATGTCAGCTGGTAAACTTGGAGGTATTGCGGCAGGGGGTGCAATAATTGGTTGTTCAAATACTGGTGGTAATACTGGTGCTGGTATGGGTCTAGGTACTGGACCTGGGCCAATTGGATCATCAACAGGTCTTGGTGCAACAGGCAAAGGCATTATTGGAAAGTTACCAAAAGGATTGGTTGATATAGGATCTATTCTTTGTGCCATAGGCTCTCTAGATAGATTACCAATCAAAGCCCTATTTCTAACTAAATTACTTAAGAATCCCATAACTAACTTACCATCTCTTGATAGTCTTCAAACATCTTCATCATCATGTCATTATTTTTAAAACCTTGTTCTCTATCTGGTTTACCTGTTGGATAAAGTGTAATTGAATCTTTGTTCTTTTCTATTTTAAAACCGCCAAGTCCTTTGTTAGCTTTTGCTGTTTGTACAAACTCACCATCACTTAACATAGCTGGTATATCATCACTTGTTTCAGTACCAGGGCCAACAGAAGGGCCACCTGGCCTCATGTCTTGCTCCATCATAGCTACCATATCTACACCTGTACCCAAAGCGAATCCAGGTCTATTATTTATACCACCACCATAATCTACGTCTTCTCCTCTTATTTTCTGTATAGTACGACGCATAGCCTCATTATTCTCCCTTGCGTTTCTTGTCATACCTTGATTAAAATCGCCTGCTAATTCCATACTTATAGCTTTTAATTCTTCATTAAGTTTATTAACTATAGTACTATCAAGTTGATTCGATTTTTCTAAAATATCCATTATTTCTTTTCTTCTTTCAAAAAGAATTTGATTAGTTTCTGACATGTTTGATTCAGGAACGCCATGTGGATATTCCTCACTAGTATACTTTCCAACTGGATTACCCTTCGAGCCAAGCGGATACATAAAAGGTTTAAATAAAGCTCCACCCCTATCCATACCACCACCATTAGACATGCCTTGCCTTACACCAACATCAAATCCTTGAAATGTTTGTTGCGGCATAAGATCTGGTCTAGTAGATAACCGTATATCACGTAACCCACCTTCAGTTTTTTCTGCTGCTTTTTTGGTAGCTAATCCATAAAGAGCGGCTAGTCCAGCTATACCACCTGCTCCTCCAAGTCCAAAGCCTCCGCTACTAACAGGCTTACCATCAGCATCAAATAACTGTTGCCCACCACTACCTTGTAAAAAACTTAAAGGCCCAGTACCTTTGTTTGGATCAATATTTAAAATTTTATCTGCAAAACTATCTGGTCCTACTAATCCTTTAAATCTGGGCTCTGATATTTCAGCATTTCGTTCAGCAACTATTTGTCCAACGACTGATGGATCCATAGTAGTAAGCATTTCATCAATTTCTGCATCACTATAAGGTTGTAAACTGTCACCACCACCAAATATTAAATCTCTACCTCTACCTAATATATTTCTAAAAGTACCCTCTTTACCAAAAAATTTACCTGAAGTGCCTTTTAGACCTTCTAAGCCTTTACCAGGTGTTCCTGAACCTAAAAACTTTGCACCTAAGCCAGCAGTTAATCCGCCAAGTAACGCATCTTTAGTATCTAAGCCTGAAGCCTTACCAGCTACGGCAGTTAAGGCACCTTTCAATAAAGGGCCTCCAGGTATAAATGGTGCAACAACTGGTAACACTTTTTTTGCTACGTTTTTAACTTTTTTAAATAATTTAGATAAGAACCCAAATTCTTGTAAACCAGTTAAATTATTTATTGATCCTTGTCCAACCATATACTCAGCAGGATTTAATCCTACGGACTGCATATCTTGGTTGATCATTTGTTGGGTTTGATTTGATATTACAGGAGGGACCACCATTTCGCCAGGTGCGGCGTGAACAATTACCGTATCTTCTGTCTGTCCTGCGTTTATTAATTTTTGTACGTCTTTTTCCATAGGCTTAACTAAGTTGTTTGCAGATACATAAAGTATCTATTATTTACCAAAATTAGCAAGTTTAATAGATGTGGCTCCGTTGTTTCTTACAGTAACCTTACCTAGCGTACTTGTTGCTTCTAGACCATCATCTACAAGTCTTGTTCCTATATCTACCCATTTGTTGCCAGTATATACCTGTAATACTTCTAATGTTGTATTCCAAATAATACTACCAGCATTAAAATTTATAGTATTCAGCTCATTTTCGCTTACTTGACGTGTATTGTCTAGGTCAATAGAGCCTAAATTTATTTCTAAGAGCCTTATTAAACGGTTAAAAGTATTTGGAGTTACCTCCTCTATTGCTAAAGGTAGTTGTGTTTGTAACAACTTACTCATCTTCTACCGTCTGTTTTTATATCTATCCTTGTAGCTCCTAGCCTCCATCCTATTGATAAATTACCATTATTTGTAGCATCATCATCAGACTCAAATCTAAGTGCTATCTGCCTAGATCTGCTTCTTACAAATGCCTGTTGTGTTGTAGAACTTATAGCACTTGTTGAATTAGTTGTAAGACTGTCACCAGGAAAGTTTCTAGTTTTTAAAACTAAATTTACATTTCCATTATTATCGTCTTGTATAAATTTATAGTCAGGTATGATTCTTTTTATGAATGAAAACTGATCTCCATCTCCTATATCAAGATCAGAACTTTCTATAAATACATTAGTCATAGGAGAACCGTCATCATTAAATCCTAACTCTTGTTGATACAAGTATCCACCACTTACAGCTCTTGGATAATTTTCAATACCAGAGTCAAGCCAAGCAGTTCTAGATAATTGTCCGTAGAACCAAATACCCTCTACATAATTGTATATAACATATCTATCTATTTCGGTTGCACTACTAGAACAATAGAACCAACCTACCTCACTTTTATCTTTTATAGTAAAGGCATTTACTTTAAATGATTGAGTAAGGTTTATGTCTGTAAACACGTAGTTATGTACCGAACAAGGTAAAGTTTGTACGCTACCATTATATGAATAAAAATTATTGTAACTCATCCAGTAAACACCAGATGGGGTTGTGATAGCAGCTTTGGGACCTATTAGGCCTGTACCTTCGTTAATTAAATTAACTCCAAATGTAAAAGGTGGCCCTATAAATTGCATACTATATAAGGCCGTATCAGTCCATATAAGTATTTCTTGTCTGGATTTTACACCACCAATAATAGAAGAACCTGAAGATAGTCTTAATGATCCTGCTGTATTAGTTGATAAAGGTTCAAACTCTAACTCGTTTTCTTGGCTACTAAAAGCAATTAACATAGGATCTATTGCACCTGTTCTTGTGGTACCAGATATAGGATCTGCTCCTAATACTATTAAATGTCTGTCAGTTTCGGATGTAATAACCTGTAATCCTTTTGTAGGAACTAGATTGGCACCTGATATGCTAGATAGTTCTATGGCTCTAGTGCTCACTCCATTATTTTCTGTCCACTTAAAAATACCTGAGTTTCTTTGATTTATTATTAAATCTTCACCATAATTATCATGTGTCCAGATTCTTAGTTGGTTGGTGTCACTTAAAGCGGATGAACTACCAAAGGCACCTGAGCCCCAGCCATTTATGCCCCAGCCTGTTCCAGGCACATATACATCTAATCCTACATTTACTTGATAAACACCAACAACAGATGATCCACCATTTCCACTATCAGAAGCATTAGCTGTTACAGAGGCACCAGATGTGTCTTTAGCTTCTATTGTGTAACTATTAGCATTTACTATAGTTGCTATTTGATATTCTTGATTTAAAACAGCAGCAGTAATATTACCGCCAAGACTTGCAGATCCAGAAAATGTTACAAAATCATTTTGAACTGCACCGTGTGAGGTATCTGCAACCGTAATTGTAGCGTCACCATTTGATGCAGAAAATGTTACATCTCCTGCTGAAGTAGTAGATCTAACAGGTGTAATGTCGTTAAAAGAACCACCAACTTCTATATAGTATTTAAGATGTGTGCCTAAACCTAAAAATTTAGTGCCGCCTAGTGAAATCCAAGCGTGTAGTGCTCTAGCTGTACCTAAATAAGTGTTAGTAGTTTCTTTTTCCCAACCACCAAATTTTTCTGGCCTACCTTTTCTAAATCTTACAAGATTACAATCAAACCACCCACCCTCATTATCGTAGGCTGTACCTTCTCTATTAATACCAGGTCTAAATGTAAGTTTCTGCAACGGCATAGTTATACCTTA